ATTTGTAACAAGTGCGATGACTTCATTGTCTCAAAGCACCGCCATGACTTTGTCGAATGTAAGTGTGGCAACATCGCTGTTGATGGCGGACAGGAGTATCTGCGTCGTGTTGGAACAATGAATTCGTATATTGATATGAGTTGGTCATTGCCTGATGAAGTGTATAACGAATGTGCCAAGGCGGTTCAAGAAGCGATGAATACCAATCGTAACCGGTTTGGTATTGCCAATGCCGTGATGCGCATTCTTCGTGAATATAACCACATCATTGCAGAAGGCGAACAGCGAGTAATCGCAAAGAATGAAAATTTGAATGAAGTGTTAATTGTTGAAGAAGACGGCAGCTATGCCCGTTATAGAAAGGTGGATATCAATGAGTAAGATTTCTGTAGAACTTGATTGGGAAACTATCGATAATATCGTTGTCGGTCAACTCCGTGATACTTGGGAAGGGCTCAAGAAGGACCTCGGTGCTAACAACCATGTATTTGTATGGGGTGATCAGGAAGCTGATGATGCCGAGATCCAAAAGCATATTGATGCTCTCGAGGTAGTCCTGAAGTGGTATACGACTCCTGATCAACGCAAGGAGCTGGGTCTTGAGTGAACTGCTTTATGTTGCGGTATCAGTCGTAGTTGTGTCTGTAGCATACCTGGTGTATCTTCTTAAGACTGCGCCTGAAGGCTATGAAGATGAAAACGGATTCCATTACGGAAAGGATCCAAGAGACAATGGCTAAATATCTTGTCGAAACTATTAGCATGTTTCGTATTCGTTACGTCGTTGACTGTGAATCTGCTGGCCATGCCAAGGACGTTGTTACGATGAACGAGGCTGAAGAGTTTAGTCAGCTTCACATCGACGAGATGATTACCTCCGCTCGCGAGATCGATGATGCAGAGTATCTTCGGCTGTTTAATGAGGATAATGACTATCTTCAGGGATGGGATGACGATCAGAAATTTAAATTTGTACACAAGGTGAATTATGGAACAGAATAAGGTTTATACGATCAAGCTCATCTCTGGTGAGGAGATTATCGCTCGAGTGAAGCAGGAAGGTGGGGTGACTGAACTCATCAAGCCCCGTGCAATTGCCATGAATGCTACCGGTGGATTCGGTATGATGCCTTGGCTGGTGTCTGCTCCAGATAGCAACGTACTGATTGCTGACACGACTATTGTTGGTGCTGTTGAAACCGGTAATATTGTCAGCACACAATACATCAAGCAGACTACAGGGATCCAGATTTAAACTATGAACCTCTTTGTTCTCGATACATGTCCAATCAAAGCTGCTCAATTGCAGTGCGACAAGCATGTGGTGAAGATGATCGTCGAGTCGGCTCAGATGCTCTCGACGGTTCACCGTATGCTTGATGGTGTGCAAACTCGTGTGCCATCAAAGTCTGGCAAGACCATGTCCAAGGCATGGACCTTGCCAGATAGCCGTGAGGATGTTATGTATCGTGCAGTGCACATGCATCATCCTTGCACCATCTGGACTGCTGAGAGCAACAACAACTACAACTGGCACTATGTGCACTTTGTAGCTCTGTGTGACGAGTATACGTACCGTTACGGCAAGGTCCACAGTACCGATACGTTGCTTCGTGAGGTTCTCAAGAGTCCTCCACTGAACATTCCGGTCGGTTACAAGACTCCACAGCCTCTGGCTATGAAGTCAAATCCAGAGTGTATGGACTATCGTGACATCGTAGGTTCATACCGCAAGTTTTACCAGACTAAGCAAGATCGCTTCAAGATGGTCTGGACAAAAAGACCAGTACCTGAGTGGTTTAATTATATAAATAACTCATAATAATAAACCACTCAATTGGAGATTCCAATGTCGACAGATATCTATGCTAAGTTTATTTCAGAACAAATCAATAAAGAAAGAGTTCGCGGACTGAGAAACAGTTCTCTTCACGAAGAACTAGAACTTACTTTAGAAGATTATGTCGACATGCTTCATACATATATTGAAAATCTAGAATCTCACTTTGAAACAGAAGACCTACAGCAGATCCAAGAACTTTCAGTGGATAAATTAAGAGCATATAATGCAAAGATCCGTGAAAAAGGCGGCGCTGAAAAGCTAGGAAGAGAAAAAGGTCAAAAGCTGGCTGCTGACAAAGCTCACGCTGCAATGGGACAACAGGTTGCTCCTTCCACTAAGAAAAAGCCACTTGGTGTAGTTCCGGCAAGCGGAAGCTGGGTAACAAAAAAATAATATATAAATAAGAATAACACGGCCTTCCCCTCTGATGCTGCGGCTCAAGGGAAGGCCTTTTTTGTCTGATAAATAGGCAAAAGGAGTTTTTATGAGTGCAGCATCAGACAAATATGAAAAAGATGTAGCAGAAAACATACACAATTCTGCTCCAAAAACTCTCACTGCTAATAGACCAAAAGTGTCTACATCATATCCAGACGTTCTTGTTGAATACGGTAGATACAGAGGCACTCAGAATGGTGTCTGGGTTGAAGTCAAAATGAATCATACAGACAATATGATGAATCCACGATTTCAATACGTCAAAGGAGAATGGCAAGTCATTCCTTCATACGAATCAGAAGCTACTAAAAAACTTGCGAAAATATTTAATGATTCAAAAGAAGCTCAAGAATGGATAAAAGGGCTAAAAAAATATTTGATTGATAAAAACTGGAGTGGAGATATTAATAATATTTCACTTCATTCTACTACTACGGCAAGAAACGCTGATAAAAATTCTGTTCCATTAATGATGATGAAGGGATATCTATCTTCTCTTCCAAATAAAAACGTGTGTAAAGTTCCGAACGTTGATATCGGCAATCTGGTTTCTTTACATTATTTAAAAGGTAAAGCGGCAACAGCATATTATCTTTCTTCTGGAGACGATTTTTATCAATTTGGAAATGAAAATCCACTTAAGATCCCAGACGTACCTAAGTTTGAATCCGCTGCCGGATTAAATCAAGTTGTTCTAAGAATTGGTGATCGCTCTGCCAATTTTGAAATTCAAGCTGAAGTAAAAGCAAAAACGTTGGCTAACAGCAAATATAGTGTAAAACCAGGTTCTTCGAAGATCAACCCATTTAAATTTGTAAAATAACTGTTGACATTTTTTTCATAACAATATAAGATAACAATATGAAGAAGATTAATCGATTTAGAAATTTTGTAGGCTCGGGAACTCTCACGATCTTTGATATCGATGAGACTCTTTTTCATACGTATGCCAAAGTTACTGTTGTAAAAGATGGTAAGACTGTTCGGTCGCTAGACAATCAAGAGTTCAATACCTACAAGCGTAAGAAGGGTGAAACTTACGATTTTGGAGAATTTGCAAATGCTGAAGTGTTTCGCAATTCATCTAAACCAATCACTCGAATGGTTGCTAAAACTAAAGCTATTTTTGCTAACTCGAAAAAGAATCCTCACAGCCGAGTGATTATGTGTACTGCTCGATCTGACTTTGATAATAAAGATATTTTTCTTCAGACGTTCCGTGATCATGGTTTGCCTATTGACAATATTCATGTGGAGCGCGCCGGGAACCTCAAGATTGACTCTTCCGCTGAAGCCAAGAAGATTATCTTTCGTAAATATATAAATACACAGAACTATATAAAACTTAGGTTGTTTGATGATGCTCCTAGCAATCTTCATGCATTCCTTTCTTTACAAAAAGAATATCCAAATATTAAGTTCGAAGCCTATTTTGTAAATCCTGATGGATCGGTAAAGACAGTACGATGAAATCTTTTAAGAGTTATATTAGAGAAGCTCGCATGACCACCGTGAGTGAGATTACGGCTGCTATTGCTGGCCATAAGAAGGCTGGTGAGATTCTAAATCCGGTGTATCAAGATCTTGTTGACCAAGCCAAGCGCGTGATGAGAAATGATACGTATTCATCAAAGCCTGATGAATTGCTTGATCTAGTGCGTGCTGACCGTGATGATCCAGACCTGACTGAATTGTATTATACTAGTTTTGATGGGTTTGTGAGCCATGGTAAAATTGAAAAACTAGTGAATAAACTTGAAAAAAAGAATAAGCCACAATATAAGCATATGATTAAGAGTGTTCGTGATTATCTTAAAATCTGGAAACCTATTGGCGAAGATCTTAAGTATCTTAAAGGCAAAGTTGTTAAGGTAACACAAAAGCGTGCTGAAGCTAAGGCTGTTGCAACTACTGCGCTACAAAAGAAGTTCAGTGATTCATCGACGCTTATTAAGATCTTAGAGAGCCATCTCAATGAGTATAAGAAGATGGCTGAAACACGAGCTCGTGAGTTTGTTAAGAAGCGCCTTGATTATTTTAAAAGTCACGAGTGGAATCTTGACAAAGCTGCTCCTAATCCTTCGAGCTTTTATGGTGGAACAGATTATAAGATGAAGAAAGCAGCTCGTGATGCGCTGGAAGCCTTCACAAAATCAAAGAATACAAATCGTCGGCATGGTGAGCCAGATATTCGTGAGCCCGATCAAGCCAAGATTGAACATTACGTTAAGTTAAATGTTCAGGGTGCAGAAGATGCGTATCGTAGTTTCATGCAAAAGATGATCGAAAAGATTGGTAAGCCAGTAGTCAATGCTAATATGGCCGGTAACATTTGGACTAATGCTGTTCTTACGGTAACTACTAATGACGGTGAGGAGCAAATTTGGAATACAAAGATGATTCTGAATTTCTCTAAGTATCAAACCATGTTTAATCAATTCCCTTCTCGTAGGAAAAAATAATGACTGCATTTAAAAGTTTTCTTGCTGAAGAAACTAGCGAAGAAAAACTTAAACATCTTGAACATGCTGAAGATCATGTAATTAATGCTGGTGCAGAAGGTTTCTCGCACGCATATCATAATTTAAAAGATGTACATGATAAGCTTTCTGGTAAAGAAAATGCTACAAAAGTAACTATGAAGTATGATGGTTCGCCTTCTGTTGTATTTGGGCGACATCCACAAACTGGTAAGTTCTTTGTTGCTTCGAAGTCTGCTTTCAATAAGAATCCTAAGATCAACTATACTGAAGAAGACATTCAGCGTAATCATGGTCATGCTCCTGGCCTAGTTCAAAAGCTCAAAGCAGCTCTTCATCATTTGCCTAAGGTGACTCCAAAGAAGGGAGTTTTCCAGGGTGATATCATGCATACACCGAATGATGTACATCAGACTGGTGCAAAGGTACATTTCACTCCAAACACCATTACATATTCAGCTAATAAAAATTCACCTCATGGAAAAGCTGCAGTTCGTTCTAAAATTGGTGTAGCAGTTCATACTAAATATAATGGCAAAAATCTTGAAGATATGAAAGCCGAATATGCTCCTAATTTAGATGAATTTGGTGCTCATAAAGATGTGCATTTAATTTCTACAGAACATGATACTTCTGGTATTAATTATAAACCACAACATCAAGCTAAGTTTATTAAGCATATGGCAGCAGCCGCAAAATTGCATTCAAAGACAAATCCTGAAACTCATGCTGCAATTGAGAATCATCGTATTCCTTTAAAGACTTATATCAACCACACCGTTCGTACTGGTACAAAGCCTAATACGAATGAGTTTATAGCTCATCTTGCGAAGTCTCATCAGAGAAAGATAGACGCTGTAAAAACAGATAAAACAAAAGCTTCAAAAGCAAGTGCTATGGAACGTGATGTATCTCATGTTCAGAATAATCGTAAACACTTTGAACGCGTTCTTCAAATGCATACTCATTTACAAAAAGCTAAAGATGTATTAGCTAACACACTCTCGAGCCACGCTGAGTTTGATCATAGTATTAGTGGTAAGAAATCTAAGCCTGAAGGATTTGTAGTGGTAAGACACAATCGTCCTACTAAGATTGTTGATCGTGCTGAGTTCTCGGCTGCTAACTTCAATAAGGACAAAAATCTGTGAAGGCAATCCATATCACTCAAGGAAGATTTAACCCTGTACATGCTGGCCACGAGATGGTGGTGAAGCATGTAATGGATGCTGCGAAGAAAGAAGGAGCCGATCATAAGATTCTGACTACTGGATCTCATGATGCCAAGAAGAATCCCCTGACTCCGGAACAGAAGGTGAAGCATCTTTCTCGTGCTGTCAAAGGTGCGAAGGTTGAAGCTATGTCTAAAGAACATCCTACGCTTCTGCACCAAATGACAAAGCTACACAAGGCTGGTTACACTCACGTAACAATGCATGTTGGTTCTGACCGCGTCAATGAATTTCATAAGCTCCTTCATCAATATAATGGTAAGGATCTGAAACACGGTCACTATAACTTTAAAAGTATTAAAGTCAAGTCAGTAGGCGGTGAACGTAAAGAAGGTGGTGGTGGAATCGAATCTGCTTCTGGTACTGCAATGCGTAAACACGCTACTGCTGGAGATAAAGAATCATTCCATAAGATGGCTCCGTCTGGAATGAGTAAATCTCATAAGGATGAACTATATCATGATGTTCGTAAGGGTATGGGAATTCACGAGTCCTTTATTGCCAGATTTAAGAACTGGATTAACTAATGGCTCAATATAGAACTGACAAAAAAATCATCGATTCTGGGCAAGTAACAACTCGTTACGAAGTTATGATGCTTGCAGACCAGCTCACCACAGCTGGTTCAATGGTCGATGCTTTTGGTCGGCTCCGCACTTCGCAACCACACACCCTTTTTGATAATACTTTTCGCTTTACAGATGATACACGAAACTGGTCAATAGCTACAACTGGAGCTGCTAATACCGCACACAGTCCATATGCCTCTTCTGTGCAAATGAATGTCGGTACGACTTCAGGCGATAAAGTAGTGCGTCAGACTTCGAGATATTTTCACTATCAGCCTGGCAAAAGTTTACTTGTTATTAACTCGTTTTGTATGCAGCCTAAAGCCAATGTTCGTCAGAGGGTCGGCTACTTTGATACAAACACCGGTTTCTTTCTCGAGCATGATGGAACAACTGCATATATTGTTAAAAGAACTGCAGTCACAGGATTAGTCACGGAATTAAGAATTCCTCAGTCTGAATGGTCTGAAGACGCGTTTGATGGTACTGGTTATTCAAAAATAACCCTCGATTTTTCAAAATCTCAAATTCAATGGATGGATATCGAGTGGTTGGGTGCTGGTACTACACGAATGGGGTTCGTCGTAAACGGTGTATTCTATACTGCGCACAAGTTTCACCATGCAAATCTGATTACATCTGTTTATATTACATCAGCAAGTTTGCCGATTCGTTATGAGATTGAAAACACCGGTGCTACAGCAAGCAATACGATGTTTGAGCATATCTGTAACACTGTGATTTCAGAAGGCGGCCATACACCACTCGTGTCCACAAGATCGGCTTCAACTCCTCTCATAGGAGTAAATGTTTCGAACACAACTGACACTCCTGTTATTGCAATTCGTTTGAAATCTGATAGAGTTGGAGGAGTGGTTGTACCTGTTGCAATGAACTTATACGGTATTCAAAGTACGCCATTCAGATACACAGTTACGCAAGCTGCAAACGTTGTAGGCGGAACTTGGGTAACGCCCGAAGCAGAAAGTCACGTAGAATATAATATCACTCCTACATCTTATACTGGAGGAAAAAACTTACTGCAAGGAATGTTTACCGGGGGCACCGGTGTTTCTGTTATAGATGTAGATTTTAAGAGATTTAACTCTAGCTATCAACTCAGAACGAATCTGGATGGTTCTATGGATACGTTCTTAATTTCTGTTATTGCAACAACAAATAACGACGATGCTGTTGCTTCTATCACTTGGGAAGAATACAATTAATATAAATAACAATGCGGTTAGGCTACGGCAATCCCGTTTGTTTACAGATAAGCCCAAGGGAAACTCTGATGGAAGATAAGAAGAAACCGGTACCAGAAAAGAATATTAAGAAGCCTACGGGCAAGTCTGCAACTGGTAAACCACTAGATGGCATTGACATCAATCCTCAGCTAGATGACAAGAGCCGTACAAACGAGGACTTTGCCGTCCTAACCGCGTCCCTTCAGGAACGCAAGGCTCTTACGCTTGCTCAACGCCAACAAAGAGGCCGACAACTCAAGCGTATTCAACCAAAGCTTCAGAGAGCCAAAGAGATCTCACAGGGCCGGTTAGCCGGCACGGAAAAATTACAGAGGCGCGCCGAAGCCAAGGCGCGAGCATTACTGAAATCAAGAATTTCTGCTCGAAAGGATATTCCCTATTCTAAGCTTACAACATCTGAAAAGATTCAGGTAGATACCGCAGTCGCCAAGAAGACAAAGCTGATTAAGCGTATCGCTGCGCGTCTTCTACCAAAGCTGAGAAAGGCAGAGTTTGAAAGACTGAAATCTTACCACAGTGGCGAACCAATGAAGAGTCTCCACACGGTGGTTGCCGCTGAAGATTTCTCTGGTCTTTTCAATGATCTCAATGCCAAGTCAACACTTGAACTTGTAGACATCATTGAGAACGCGATTACCAAGTTCGAAAAAGAAGGTAATCCGATTAGCATTACTCTACGTAGAATGCTAAACTCGACGGTTGGTACAGATCCAATCATAGAGACCCTGATCAAAAAAGCTGAAAAGACTGGCATACCGTTCTCGACTCTCAAGGAAGTGTTCGAGCGCGGTCTTTCGTTGTATGTAAATGAATCGACACAAACACCCGAACAAATTGCATTCAATCGAGTCAATAGCTACATTGCCAAGGGCAGAGCTTGGACTCTTGATGCGGATCTTCGCGAAGAGAAGATTGTTAACGAAGAACTTGATATTGCGTTTAAAGAATTGCTTGAAAAAAATAATATGTGCAGCAAAGAGATTGTGGATCGTAAGCCTGCAGAATCAAATGTAAAAAAGCGCCAGCAGGAAGTTCAGAAAAAGATTATTGACGAAGGCGAGATGAAGCCATATGTAAAGCCACACTATGGGTCAAGCGATCCAAAGAAACAAACAGCATGGGTTGCTTCGAATAAGTGGGGCAAGAAGAAATATTTTGGAATGGACTTCAAGAAGTCGGCCGAGAAGCATGCTAAGATTAATGAAGACTCTCCATCTCAAAGAGAGATTGGCACAAACACACTAGTTAAGAAGTATAAAAAAGAAACACCGGGTCAAGAGAAATCAGATCTTAACGAAACATTCAACATGGCTTGGACTGCTGGCATCGGTGTGACTCTTTCAGCTGAAGAATGCGGTATCAAGATGAAGCCGGCATTTGAACTTCATCCTGATGTAGTTGATGCGATGGAGGAAGTTCGTTCTTCGGATGTTGAAGGCGTAATTGTTCGCACTGCTGATGGTAAAACTATAGTGCGCAGACAAAAAAGAAACAAAAAGATCATTGGATCCGGAAATGTAAACGATGGGAAGCCAGATGATACGCTTTAAGGAATTCATTTCAGAAGCCCGCGGCGAAGATTCAAAGGGGCATTTTATTGCAACAGAGAAGGGTGCTGGAATGACAGCAAAGGGCGTCAAAGCCTTTCGTGCCAAAAATCCAGGATCAAAGCTTCAAACTGCTGTGACCGGTAAAGTAAAGCCTGGATCAAAGGATGCTAAGAGACGTAAGTCTTTTTGTGCACGCATGAGTGGCATGCCGGGTCCTATGAAAGATGAGAAGGGTAGACCAACACGCAAAGCAATGTCATTGCGCAGGTGGAGATGTAGATAATGGAAGAGATTACTAACCCTTTGAAGATCGCATTTGCAGACACCTATGCATTTTATGTGAAGGCACAGAACTATCACTGGAATGTTGAAGGACCGCTGTTTGCGATGTATCATGACTTCTTTGGTAAGATCTACGAAGAGGTAGGTGGAGCAATTGATACGTTCGCCGAAGAAATTCGTGCACAGAATGCATACGCACCAGCAGCATTTGGTAGATTCTCTGAACTTACAAATATTCAAGATGAAGTTTTGATCATTAAGCCAGAGCAAATGGTTGCAATACTGTTCTCGGATAATGCAACGGTGCTTGCTTCTCTTCAGCGTGCACGAGATGCGGCTGACAAGTATGGTGAAAATGGACTTGTAAACTTCATTGAAGAAAGACTTGATCGCCACAAGAAACATGCATGGATGTTAAGGGCTTCAATGAAATGAAATATAGATCCTTAGAGTCTAAGATCCGAGATATCTTTGAAGCTAATCATATTGCTATGGGTGCTATTGAATCTGATCAGAACGATCAGATCGCTGTTGGTTCGTATACAACAAAAGCATTCGAAGTATCTCCTCAAGCTCAGAAGCTTTATGCAGATCTTCCAAAAGATACAAATGCAGATGACGCTCAAACCGCAGCAGAGAACTTAGATAAATTATTTGATATTGTTAAGGATGTGCACCATACCGGCAAAGCGACCGCGGCTCATATTGCTCGGGCTACAATGCATGGTGAGATCGTAATGAGACATGCTGCTGGGATGAAGCTTGAAAAAGAACATGAGGCAATTGTAAAGGCTGCTATGGATTCGTTACATAGAGTGGCAGGCGAACATAAAAAAGAACTCAATCCAGATGATGATTACCATCCGGCAGATGACAAAAGATTTCACAACCCGCCAAAGGGATACACACCAGATCCTATTCCTGGGCCCCAAGGTGACAAAGATATAGATAACCTAAAAAGATACCTTATTAAAAGGTCTCGTGCGGCAGAACGCAAAATTAAAATCATAGATGCAGACTAAAGGATACCCATAATGTTTACAAAGAAACTCGAAGATCAGTTTTCTGCCGACCTTCTGAATACCGTTCGTGGTATTCTAGGCGAGGCAAAACACGACAAAGAATGTGAATGCGAAAAGTGTGAAAAAGAAGAAGAAGATGATGAAGACGAAGATGAAGAGAATGAAAAAGAAGATAAAAAGAAAGAGATGAAGGAAGGCAAAACCGGTCTCTGGGCAAATATCCATGCAAAGCGCAAGAGAATCAAAGCCGGTTCTGGCGAGCGCATGCGTAAGCCTGGATCGAAGGGCGCTCCAACCGATGCTGACTTCAAGGCTGCTAGCGAAAGCGTAGAGATTGAAGAAGCTGAAAACAAGACTGGTCTGCCTAAGTCGACCGCTGAAAAGAACAAGCAACACATTGAAATTACATCTTTACTTGGTCACAAGCGTCGTGTTCCTGTTCATCCAACAAATACTTATAAGGCATTGAATCGCTATCGTAACGATCCTTCGACAAAGAGCGCTCGTATTGTTTCAGAAGAAACCGAGCTTGAAGAAGGTAAGATGAAGGATCTAGTCACCAAGCACATGGATGCTGGTCACGACTATGAGACTGCTCTGAAGAAAGCTAAGAAACATTTAGATGTTCCTTTCGATGGTCCTTATAGAAAGCCTGGAACTCGTAAAGATGAATATGGTAATGTTGTAAAGAACGTTGCTAAACATCTTGCTAGAAAAGCAATGGCTAAGGAAGAAATAGACCCTGATCTTGAAGATGAATTGAAAGCTACACGCCAGACAAAGAAGTCTGTTGCTGATGCTAAGAAAAAGTATGGCATGAAAGAAGATTCAGAACACACCAATTGCGGAACTCCGGAATGCTGCGGACAGTGTGATACAGCCGAGCAGATCGATGAGCTTTCGAAGAAGACTCTTGGATCCTATGTAAAGAAAGCTAAGAAAGAATTAAGCTCTTCAGACTATCATGTTGGCCGGGCTGTTGGCGCTCGTGAAACAGGGGGCAAATCTAATTTTTCTCCAGAGCTTGAACGCAAGCTAGCTAACCGTGGTAAGAAACGCTATCATGGCATTGATAAAGCTGTTGATAAAATGATGACTAAGGAAGAAGCCGAGCAGATCGATGAGCTTTCAAAGAAGACTCTTAAGAATTATCTCAACAAGAGAAGCGTACAAACAACTCAGAGCAAATTGGTTGGAGCCAATCTTCGCCACGCAATGTCACACGACGTTGGACTAAGAGGTACTAAGCCATTGATATCACCTGAGACAACCAAAGAGTTGGAAAAGGTTAGCAAACAAGCTCTTGATTTTTCAACTAAAAAGGGAAAGTCAATTGAGTTAGCAAGAAAAAAAATAGGAGTTGCTTCTGATTATAGAAAGAAACTTAAAGTTCCTGCAAATGAAGAAGTAGAGCAGATCGATGAGCTCTCGAAGGGAACGATGGGTCGTTATATTAATAAAGCTGCCGATCGCATGAGCACTCAAGGTGTTACTGCTGGTTTAAAAATTGCTGCTGATGAAAAGTCGAGCAAGAACTTTAAGAACATTGCTAAGCGCCAAAAGGGAGTTGCTACAGCAGTATCTAAGTTAACCAAGGAAGAGCAAGACTTTATCGATTCATTGAATGACGTTGATCAGATCGACGAATTGTCAGGTGCAACACTCGGTTCTTACGTTGTTAAATCAAGAAAAGATGAAACAGATCGCCGCGAAGCTGGAATTAAGACGCGTGACGAGATTCGTAAGCAAACTGGTCTAAGAGTCGGCACTCCTATTGATCGCAAGCTATATAGCCCAACGGCTAGCCGTGGTGCAGGACAGAAGATGGCAGTAAAGAAGCTTACTGGTCAAGCACGAGTGAATGCTAAGGAAGAAGTAGAGCTTGAAGAAGGTCGTGGTCGTCCTCCGAAAGAAGGTTCGGCAGCTTGGAAGGCTCGTCAAAATCAAGCTAATGATGATATGACAGCTCTTGGCGTACAACTTCGTAAAGCTAAATCAATGAACAAAAAAGTTCGTTTCATGAATGGCAAAGAACACGAAGTTCATCCTAATCATGTAGATCGATTTGAAGATCATATGGCTGCTCGTAAGACTTCACAAGATAAGGGTGAATTTCAAAAGCATGCTCATAAATCACATGAAGACTTCGTGAAGGCTGTTACCGCACCAGTTCCTAAAGTATCAAAAGATACTGGTGAGATTGTAAAATATAGGCATTGACATGAAAGAAAAACAGTTAGAAGAAGAAGTCTTAGACGAAAAGAGAAATAAGAAATATATTGATCTTTTTCATAAAAAGAGTTCTCGCTATTTAGATGATATGTTAACTACACAAAAAGAATAAATAAAAGAAAGCTTTTAGGAGGAAATAAAATGGCTCAATGGGGCAATACAGACGACGCTGCAAACTCGGTCCTATGGGCCACTACGCACGTTAATTTAACACCAAATACTACTAACCAAACTACATTGTTTGGAAATACAACTATTGGCGGGATTGTTCCTAACAGAGCAGTAGGTCAATTTGGCTTAGATGCTACAGAAATTGGTGTTTCTGGTAATGCTGCTATTCAGCAGTATATTATTACCAGCAGCGGCTCAGGTTATGGTGCCAATGCTGCTGTAACTGTTGCAAACTCAGCAGGTGGTTCAAATACAGTTGCTGCTAACTCAACAGTTACACTCGGTCGTGTAACTGCAGTTACTGCTAATGTTACAATTGCTGGCTATAACACAGCATTAGGTGCACCTGCTGTTACAATCGCGGCACCAGTAGCAATCAATATTGTATCAAATACTGCTGGATTCAGCAACACTCTAGACACCTTTATTGTATCTTCTGCAAACTCACGTTTCCAGGTTGGTGATCGCCTTTATTATGCAGTTCCAGCTGGTAATACTGCGATCGCTCCTCTTACTGCTAACACATTTTATTATGTTCAAGCAGCAAATACAACAACTCTTAAACTTACAGCAACTCCAAATGGAACTCCTATTGATTTAACAGATACTCGCAACCTTTCTTCACCAGAAACACACACTATTGTTGGTGATACTGCAACAGCTGTAGCTGAACTTACTGAAGTTGGTTATACTAAGGGTGCAGCTCATACTGGTTGGGTACTACGCACAGTAGGTAGTGGTGGCCGAGCCGGCCGGGTTCAGTATGAAACATTGGTTGCGTTTGGTGGTAACTTCTCGAATGACGCTGAAGATGTAATTCTACCTGACGCTTAAGGAATAATATATGTCTGATCGTGCTAAAAAGATTACAGAACTGACATCAATTGGCACGGCCAACACGTCGATTGTTAGCGGAGACCTCTTCATTGTTGAGGACGTTTCCGCTAACACGACAAAGTCTGCTACATTATCCACGCTACGTAAAGCTATTGTACAAGGTCCCTATGCAGACGATACAGCAGCAAACACCGCGGGTGTTGCTCTAGGACAACTATACTATACTGTTGCGGGAGCTGTAAAAGTAAGAATTGTATAATGATTGATAAACTTGATGAAACAAATTTTGTTATATATGCAGCGAAACATTATGATAACCCACAGTGTTTTGATACATTAGAATTTTATGAAGATTTAGCTAGATTTAAATATATCAAAAGATTATTCAATAGATATGAAGAAGCTGGTGAATTAAAAGAAAGATTAGTACTTAATCATCTTACTATTCTTTATAATGTGTTTGGTGTTGCTGCTACTAGATTACTATTTTTTAAACTCGATGGCTATTATCATATGTTGAAGCCGTTTGTTATTTTGCTTGGACAAATGCCAGATAGTATTCATGGAATTGGAATAGAAAACAAAACTATACGAAGTTCAGATATATCAATGGACTTAAATATCGTAGAAATACTGAGGAAGATTTAATGCAAAAGGCGCTTGGTAAACACATTGGTACTGTAAACGGTTATCATATTCATGATCTCGGTGCTAATACTCCACACAAAGACAAGAGGTTCTTAGCTTATCACAATGAGTATGCATTTATTAGTCATACAGCTCCTACTAAAACTGAAGTAGCTAAAAAATCTAAAGAACACAAAAAGAGTGAACCTGCTCCAAAGCGCACCGAACATGATGATTGGCGCGATAGTATGAAACACCGTGTTCAGTCTGGCGAAATTCGTCGAGCAGTTATGAGTAAAAGACTTGGTGAAGAAGTTGCTGTGAATTCCGCAGGAGCTGGTAATGTTGCCGGACTTGGTGTAGGTCCACAGGGCGAACCGGGTGTGAAGAAAAAGAAAAAGAACATCATGACTTTCAGTAGATTTGCGAGAAAATAATATGTTTAGTTTGATTCCTTTTCCATATAAGCTGCTAGCGGGCGCTGCACTTATAATTGGTATTTTCTTTTATGGATATACTAAGGGATCTGCTCATGCTGAAACACAACTTGCTAGATATGCTGCTAAAGCTAATGCACAAATCGCAGAGCTTGAAAAAAAGAATTCTCAAATTTCAAATAAAATACAAGTTGAATATGTTGATAGAGTTAACACAATTAGAGAGAAAGAATATGTATATCGCGACGTCGCTAAAAACTCTGTTCCTAGTCAGCACGATATGTCTAACGGCTGGGTGTACACGCACGATGCTAGTGCCACTTCCAGTAATGCCGACCCCACCAGAGCTTCTGATGCGACCTCCTCAGGAATTAAAGACAATCAGATCCTCCTCACCGTCCTCACCAACTACTCAACCTGCTTGCAAAATAATCAACAACTTATTGGTTTGCAACGATGGGTCAACGACAGTAAGGCCGCAGTAGATAAAGCTGCTGAAGAAAAGAATAAAAAATGAAAAAGTTTAAAGAATTTGATAAATCGAAGTCAGATGACTCAGAAGAAACTCCTTCCAGAGATAACATTGCTAACGTCATTGCAAATTCTTTGAATCGTCTCGGTGGAAAAGACGATTCTAAAACTATGCTTACATTAATTGCGGCTCTCGGTTTATTAAATACTAATAAAGATGGTCTTCCATTAAGTGTTGCTAGAAGACTTGCTACAACTATTAAGAAATAATGGAGAACTATTATGTGGCAGAAATTTATAAACTGGTTTAAAGTTTTTGATTTAAATAAAGACGATAGAGTTACAGCAGAAGATTTAGAGTTTGCAAAAGCAATTGCTGACAAGAATCTAAAAGAAGCAAATCAACTTATCAATGAAGCTAAAGTTAGCGCTAAAAGAGTTAAAGAAGAACTTGTTGATGTCGGCAAATCAGTAAAAGAAGTTCTTAATCAGGCTGATGATATTATCGATGCTGCTAAAGGTAAAAAAAGACGCGGTAGGAAAAGCAAGCAATGAGATTATTAAATTTTTTCTCAATACCAAAAGAAATTGATACATTACAAGAACTCGAAATTGAAAAAGGAAGAGTTCAATTAATGATCATGAAAATAGCCGCGATTTCGCTTGGCTTTATCATGACGTCAGTTGTACTGATGATGTTAGTCGGTCTTTTCATGCCAAACAACGTTATCGATAACAATGAGATTTTCAAAATAATCGGTCCTGCATTTTCCACAATTGTCGGAGCTTTTGTCGGAGCTTTTGCTACAATGATGGGAATGAAGATCTATGATTTTGATCCTAATGTTAAATCACAAGAAATGGGCAAAACAGATTATAAATCTATAGCGGAAGCAGATTCACTAAAAATAAGTGATGATATTAGAATGTTAGAAGCTATAAACAAATATCGTAATTCAGATGAAGATCTGGGTCCATTTTAATGAGTGATATTAATGAAATAACCAATCTTGTTAAAGATATAGCAGTTATTAGTTCTTTAGTAGACAGATTAGATACTACTATTGATAAGCTAACAGTTATTTCTAGTAGTGTATCAAGTTTGTTAGCAGTACATGAAGCCAAACTTGATGCACATGAACTTACAACTAAGAGCTTAATTGAAACTGTAGAAATAAGAAGAATGGAAACAGAAGATAAATTGGAATCGATTCAAGAGCGCATTTTTTTAGGAGAACGTCAATTTTCAGAGAAAATTGATGATCAATATGATGAGATCATGAAAGAAATTAAAGAAATGAGAGTAGAAGGCAATCTGTGGCGCAACGGTTTCAGTGAAAGAATTGCTACTATAGAAAAATGGCAATGGATTGTTGTTGGTGGCTCTACTGTAATTGGTAGCATTCTTGCTCTTATTCCATGGGATAAATTATTCTAATTACAACATTTTTTTGTGTACTTATTTTCCAATCTTGATATAATGATAATATCAGATTTGGAGTAGTACATTATAATGATTTGGTTAGATCACAAATACGTTAATCTATTATCCGGTAGATTAGAAAGATTTGCTCGAGTCGGGGCAGAGACGTATCGATTCCGCTGTCCAATCTGCGGTGACTCCGAAAAAGATAAAAGAAAGACTCGTGGTTATGTCTTTCAACGAGGTGGCCAACTTCGTTACTTTTGTCATAACTGTGGCGCTTCTATGCGATTCCAGTATCTGATCAAGTCTATTGATCCTACACTATATCTGGAGTATGTCAAGGAAAAAATCAAAGAAAACAATCAAGCAAACGAGACGCACGTATTTGCTCAAAAGATGAAGCCACCAGTCTTTGTTAAAGAAACACAACTCTCGGAACTTATTAAAGTAAGTAAGTTGAAGCCAGAGCATCCTGTAAAGCAATGGGTTGAACGTAGACAGATTCCAAGTAATTCTCATTATAAGCTGTTCTACTGCAAGAAGTTTGCTTCATGGGTAAACTCTATTATCCCTGACAAATTTAATGCTACTGTAGAAGATGAACCTCGACTTATCATTCCATTCCTCGACGAAGACAAGAAACTCTTTGGTTTCCAAGGGCGATCATTCAAGAAGAATGGTTTAAGATATATTACCATCATGCTCGATGAAAGTAAACCAAAGATTTTTGGAATGGATACTATTGATCGATCGAAAGATATATATTTAGTCGAGGGTCCAATTGATTCTTTATTTATTCCTAATGCTATAGCTTCTGCCGGGAGCGATTTGATTAGTCAATTGTTGTTGACAGATTTACCAAAAGATAGTATGATTATAGTATACGACAATGAACCACGCAATAAAGAAATTGTAAAGAAGATTGAAAAAACAATTAATGCCGGATATCGTGTCTGTGTCTGGCCAACAAGTATCGAGCATAAAGACATCAATGATATGGTCTTGGCCGGATACACACCAGAGCAAGTGAAGGATATAATCGATGATTGCACCTACTCCGGACCAACAGCAAAACTTCACTTTACCTTGTGGAGAAAAGACCGTTGAGATGATTCAAAAGTTACCAGAGCAAGATTTAACTTGGGTAGTCTATAATGCTAATATGATTAGCTATGCTCAGATGTTGATTATTCAGTATCGTGGACTTCAATTCTTTGATAGTTATGTGAAGGTTGTTTCGCGAGATAATGTTGATGGAGCAAAAGGTATTATGTACTTTGATCCAGATTTATTTAATTTAATAGGAAATGGATATGGTTGATAATGAATACGGTGTAGAGTTTGAGTGGATTGAAATTAAGCAATTAAGAATCAATCGGACTGATGGCAAATGGCTTATTGAATATCGCCGTGAACCTCGCCTCTGGGCGGTTTGGGATAAGTGGTGGTGGTATAATGATGGCATATATTCAGAATATACTGACGCACTGAATAGAATTAAAGTTCTAAAGAATAATAAAGCCGTGAAGTTTGCTCGGTTTCGCAAAGTTTCAACAATTATTGTAGAATAAAGGTGTTTTATGAAAGTAGTGATTGCCGGCTCAAGAAATATTGATGATTACAAGTTAGTTGTTGACACTATTAGTAAATCAGGATATAGTATAACTGAGGTTGTGAGTGGTTGCGCTGTTGGAGTCGATCGACTCGGTGAACAGTGGGCTCGAGCGAACAACATTCCAATTAAAGAAATGCCGGCCGATTGGTCTAATTACGGCAACTCCGCAGGTCCACAACGAAATAGAGCAATGGCAGAATATGCTGATGCTGCTGTTGTTATTTGGGATGGACAATCTCGAGGATCTCGTAATATGATTGAGAACATGATTCGCAGAAAGAAGCCTTATCATATTGGTATGACTTCTACAACACTTGAGGATTTTGTATGAATGATGCCTATCAAGAAGCTATGCGCTGGCTTGAAGAAAAGTATAATGAAGCTCTGAATAAAGACGATAAAGGTGAGATGCTTACAATCGAGTGGATCATCAATACAGTTTATTTTGATAATGATATGAGGAATAGTTAATGTCTAGAGTGAATTTGATTGGTATTACTAAACCCAGTGCGTATACAGAATGCACTAGTGCTAATGAACTTGTTGCTTGGGCAGCGCGAGTATCGAATCCTTCTAATCAGAATAATACTGCTACAGCATCTAAGCTTGTACAGTATCTTATCAAGAACCAGCATTGGTCACCTTT